TGGTCATAACTGGTTCGCTGGTTGAGAGGTGCGGAGAGGGCTGATCCCTCCCCTGAAACCTCACAGTAACGCAGCCGTTACCCCTCGCCCGTGTCTGGACAGGCCAGTTCACAAGCTGTAACGCAAGCGTTCTATTGGAAACGGGAATCACCGTTTCCCTATGCCAGTCACCCCACCGGCACCGGCGCCCGCTCAATCCCTGGATACTGTCGCCGCTCGCTGGGAGAGGGCTTGCGCACGGCCTCCTCCAGCACCTGGGAGGCGCGAGCGAAGGGCCAGCCCTTGTCGGAGCCACCCTTGGCGGCGGCGAACTCCTCGGCCACGGCCTTGCGCGAGCGCTCCCAGTAATCCTCCCGCAGCAGGGTGGCCCTGAGGGCGGGATCTTGTTCTTCTACCGCTTCTGAAGATACCGGAGATAGGCTACACCTACATCTTGGATGTAGCGTGCCCACCATCTCGTCGAGCCGGTAGATCCGACCATGGCGCGAGGCACAAACCGCACACGTCCGCTCATCCTTGGTGGCGATCCACCGGGCATAGCCGAACCCATTGCGGGCTGCCGTTGCCTTCTGGGCGCCCACGTAGGCGTTGGCCAGCTCCGATCGGGCGATCAGCTCTGCCCGCTGCTCCAGCCCCATGCGGTTGTTGAGCCCCTGCGGATCCTTGGCCCCCTGCAGTGCCGTCCTAATCTCGCGCTCCAGCACGCGGGGGCCCTTCCCCCGGCCGATGCCATCGGTGACGATCCGGGCGATGTTGTCGCGGAAAGACTCCACCTCGCCCCGGATGTAGGCCGATGCGGTGCTGGCGGCGGCCTCCACGGCGGCCCTACTGGCGCCCACGAACGTGCTCTGTGCCGTGGCGTCAGGGTTGGCGGTCTGCGCGAGCTGCTGCCCCAGGTCACCGCCGAGGGCCACCGCTTCGGCGAAGTCCTCCCGGTAGCGGTTCTGCAGCCAGGCCAGCTCCCGATCGGAGGCGAAGGCCTGGGCCAGCTCCAGGAGCTTGCGGAACTTGGCGGAGCCATCGGCGATCGAGTACGACCCCGGCCGGCGCGTCACCCCATCGGCGCTCTGCTGGTCAGGAAGGCTGGGGTCCACGAACTGCCCGTAGTACCGGCGCAGATCCCGCAGGGTGCGGGCCAGGGAGCGGCGCAGGGCCGCCTGCGTGTTGCTGACCGACCGATCGGCCAGGGTGTCCAAGGCGGCGGCGTAGTCGTCGGCCAGTTGGAGCTGTTGGTCGCCGATGGTGGCCATGGGTCAGGGCTTGCGGGGCTTCTGGCGCTTGTTTGTCTCTTGTGTTTGTTGCTTTGCTTTATCTCTTAGCTGCTTGATTGCGTTTTGCTGCTGCCTTACCGCAATCCCTGCGCCAATATACCTATCAACCCTGTTCATCGCTGCATTAGATTTTCTTTCTTTTGTCTTACGCGATTGCCTTCTGTTTTGGCCAATCTCTCCCCATAGGCCGAACCTAACAACAGGATCAGCTTCATACACTTTTTTTGCTGCAGCTTCTTCGCGTTGCAGTGTCGTGAGCTGCTTGCGAGCGTTGCGGATCTCAGCCGCCAGAGACTTGCGCTGATCTGTGCCGCGACCATAGCCATACTTTGCGGGATCGTAGTTTAGTTCAATTTGCTTAAGCCTTTTTAAAGCCCTTCCTAGTGATTCCAGCTGCTTATCAGCCTTTTGCCCTCTTGCGATCAGTTTAAGGAAGCGGGGGCTAAAGCCGCCTGAGGCTGGGGTGTTATCGCGATTCTTGGCGTTTTCGACTTTCCTGATTTCATCCAAAACGGCGGTTAATTTGGCCTTGATCTTGCCCCTAGCCGCGCTAATCCTTTCTTTGGTTAGCGGCTTTTTCTGTTTGCCGGCGGGCTTCTGCCGCTTGGCTGCCAGCGCCCCCGGCTTCATCCCCCGCGGCTTAGCGATGGTGCCCTCTTGCCGGCTCGACGTGACACGCTTGGGCGCAGCGGGCTTCGCCGCCCGCTTAGCCAGCAACCTCTGAGCCGCCTTTGTGCTTTCAAGTTCCGGGTAGCCTTGCGCGGCCCTAGTCAGCCTTGCAATGCGGTTCTCGGCCTTGGGTGGCTTGACCCTGCCAGCCCTGGCCAAGGCGTCATACAAAGCGCCGGCCTTTTGATCCCTTGCTCTAATCGCTGACATCTGCCTTTCCGCAGTGGCGATCATGCGCCCCTCCTGCTTTTTGCTCATTCGGGTGCGTCCGCCGGGGGAAGCCGAGGCAATGGCCACGCCCATCGATGCGGTCCGAGATCCTTGGCGTGCAACAAACTGCTCTCGGCTAATGGTTGCCGCTTTGCCTGTGGGCTTGCCTTTCATCACGCCACCGCCAACAACGCGAGCCCCGCGGATCTTCCTGGCAGCGGTGCTAGGCGCGAGTTGCAAGGCCTTGGGGTTGTACTTCATGCGCCCCCTGCCGCCCATGGCCATGCCAACTTTTAGGCGCCTTGCCGATTCGCTCATGGTGCGAGTGATCGCGTCAATCTGGCCAGGCGTTAATTTGTTCTTGCGCTTGCCTACATTGGCTATTAGTTGCATCCTTCCTTCGGAAAGATTAGTCAACTGTGCTGCTGTGTTTCCTGCAACGAGAAACTTCTGCTTGCGTGCTGAGCGCTCAACCTGTATCGCCCTCTGCGCCGCTTTCGGCACGGCTCGGAGTCGCCTTGCGTAGTCCTTCCGGTTCGCTGCTGACATTGGATCAACCCGATCCTTCCTGGCCTCTGGTGATTGCATCCAGCCAACAGGCTTCTTCGCGGCGGCCACCTTCCCCCGCACCTTCCCTCCCCTGCTCAGCACCCCCTGAGGCGCCCCCTTGAGGCGATCGGTCTGCCTGGCCCTGAGGTTCCCCGCCCCGGTGCGCAGCCGCCCCCCACGCGCCGTGGCGCCGTTCTTGCCCACGCCGGTGATGCGCCCGGAGTTATCCCGAGTCAGGCGATTGGTCCCGCGGCTGGCCTTCTTGGCTGGTGGCCGCTTCGGGGCCCCGCCGCCGGGCGTGGAGGCGAACCGGCCGCGACCATCCCGCACGTAGGACGTTCGGCGGGTTCCTCGGGGCATGGCTACTGCAGTCTCTGCCGCAGTTTTCCCGTCAACTCAGCGGCAGCCCCTGCGCGTCCACGTCATCCCCGGCCAGGTCACTGGGGCCCGGTGCCGGCGGGTTCATCAACGCCTGCTGCCGTTCATCCTCGGCAGCCAGATCGGCGGCCTCCTTCTGGCCATCGGCACCAGGGCGCAGCATGCCCCGCTTCTGCGCCAGGTGCGTGACCGTCTCGCGCATGAGAAGGCCCTTGTCATAGAGCGTGCCGGCGAGGGTGAGCAACGCATCGTCCACCGGCTTATCGGTGACCCCGGGCAACAGATCGAGCCCGGCGCCGCGCTGGGGCAGCTCGCCGGTGAAGGCCCCCCAGAGCTGGAAGAGGCTCTCCCAAGCGCTGCTCTTGCTCTCGGCCATCGCGGTGATAGTGGCCTGCAGTTGGGCCCCCTCCAGCTCGGCCTGGGTGGCGGTGCGCTCACCACTGCCGCTGAACAGGAACGACAAGGTGCTGCGATCAATCAGCTTCTCGATCCCCTCCAGGTGCGCCAGGTGTTTGTCGAGGCTGCTGCCTGAGGGTTCGGCAAACTCCAGGCCCTCCCCGGATCCGGCGTTTGGGAACTCAACGACGCTGTTCGGCCCCAGCATCAGCGGCAGGGGCTCGCCATTGGGCCCGGCCATCCGGCGACCTTTCACCACGGCCACCGGCAAGGCGCATCGGTGCAGCAGCTCCTTCAGGTCGGAGTATTCGCGGAACCAATCGAGGGTGAGGTTCGCCAGGCTCAGCAGCGGCAGGCCGCCCTCCCCGAAGCCGTCGCGACTGACGCCATACCAGACCACCGGCGGGCTCTCCAGCACCTCGCCCCTGGGCCCGGTGAAGGTGCCCTCCTGCCGGCGCCCGAGGGCATCGACGGCCACCTGGATGTTGTATTGAGCCGCGACCCCCTTGCCGCCGTTGCCGGTGATCTCCAGGAGGCGCCATCTGCCGCCATTCATCACCCGGTATCGGGGCTCCAACTTGACGCCGTAATCCCCGTCTTCTACCTCGTGCCACTCCAGGATCGTGACTGCGATCGGCACCCGCCGTCCGCCCCGCTTGACGGTCCGCCAATTCAAAACGTTCCGGCGCTCGGCGGCTGAGAACGTGGGCCGGCGGCCTTGGGCCCGTTCCTGCGCCCTGCTCTCAGGTGTCCCCGGCGGTGCGTCGGCCATGAGGAGGCAGCCGCCGTCCCGGAGCACCAGGGCATCAGTGCCGAGCCCCCAGGCCTTCAGGCTGTTGCCCTCGCCGTCAATGTCCTGGGCCGCGTCGAGGAGACCCTTCTGCACCCCTCGCAGTTGGTAACGGCTCAGCACCCCCGCGAAGGCGGCCACGCCATCCTTGAAAAAGCTCGGGTAGCTGCTGCGCCCCACCCGCGCCTCATAGGCCTGCCGGGGTTCACCGACCTCTTTTGGCAGGTGGCGCTTCTTCGCGTTGCCTCGCAGCAGATCCCAGCAGTCAGCGACCAGATCAAGGTCGGCCATCACCTCCCGCAGCTTCGGGTGCTGGAACGACGGCAGATCGCCCTTATTGCTCGGGTGGCTGATCTGCTGCTGCTGCACCGGTGCCTAGTCCTTCTGGCCCAGTTTTCCCGCTTGCGTGGGGGTCGTGACAGGCACCAAACAAATCCAACTGCTCCGCCACCTGCAGGATCTCAACCGGATCCGTGATGCGCCTCCCCGCCTTGCCCTCGGGGCCCCCTGCAGCCCCGTCAGGCACAACCAGGGCCAGGGCCTGCTGTTCTGGCGCCGGCTTCAGTCGCTCGCCCCAGATGATGCCCTCGGCGTGCCGCAGGAACTGCCCATGGGGCATCCGCGCCACCTGGCGCCGGGGCTGGGCATCCCAGGCCGCTTCCAGCAACTGCCGATCCGCCCACCGCAGAGCGGCATGGGCCTCGTCTGCGATCCGCAGGACCTCGTTCAGCTCGTCGTAGCTCTCGATCTCATCCCACGGGTCAGGCTCACGGTTGGCATGGAGGGCCTCAGGGTCAAGGAGCCGTGTGGCCCCCTGTGCTTCAAGGATCGCCGTCACCTCCTCAGGCGCGAGCCCGGTGGCCTCCGCCACGGCCGAAAGGGTGGCCCCATCAGCGGCGAGGCGCCGCACCGTGGGTGCCACATCCCGCCAGCGATCGGGGAACTTCACTCCGGAGCTGTGGCCCTTGTCCCGCAACCACTGCGCCATGGCGCCACGGATGAAGGGCACCACGCACGTGCTCAGGGCATAGGGGCGGTCGGTGGCCGGGTTGAGTCGCTCGGGGTCGTACCGGCGGCAGCCGTTGAGCAGGCCTCTGGCGGCCACCAGGAATAGGTCGTCGAAGGGCATCTTCGTGGCCCGGGCCATCCGGTTGGCCATGCTGGTGGCCAGAAGGAGGTTGTCGGCCGCCAGCTGCTCGGACCACGCCGTAGGCGGCGGGAACCCCTTGAGCCGGTCCAGATCAGGACACGGGTCAGGCCGGACCTTCTCGCTGCGGGCGGCTCTGAGGCGCCGGGTGGTGGTGGCCATGCTCAACGCACCGGATTTGGGCCTGTTTGTTGTCCCATTATTGCATCAGTGAATCCTTAGGCGCCATAGCCATAGCTCACTGTAGAGAAACTGATGGGACCAGAGCTGGAGAGATAGATCAAGAGCTGACTTGTGCTGTCCACAATGTCATCGAACGTTGCTGCGGGGAATTGCAGTAACTGATCTTTGACCACATTGCTCCAGGGGGCGGAGCGAGGCAGGAACACCCGGCCGTTATTGAACTCCACGCTGGCAGCATTGGCGCGGGATTCCTTGCCGCCCATGTCACCGACCCCGGCGGCAACCACTTGATAGCCGTGGGCGCCCTGTGTGAGGGTCTTGATCACCGCAGCACCGTTGGCCTTCTTCTCAATCACCAGCTCCCCGAAGCGGTGCCGGGTGTGCATCGAGCGGATCATGCTCACCGTGGCGGGGAAGTCCAAGCGCTCGTTCACCAAGTCCAGCAGCCATGCGCCCTGGTTGGTCTGCCCCCACAGGGTCATCGCCACCATGTCGCTACCGGCGGTGTCGTCGAAGGTGCAATCAACCGACAGGATCCGGCGGATGAAGTGCGTCGGCAGCTCGGGATCATCGAGCTTGCCGGGCCAGGCCGGGCAGCCGTAGAACCGCATTCGATCCAGGAAGAAAACGGTCCCCTTCCCGGCGCTCGGCCGCTGCTGATAAATCGATTCCCAGTCCCGCTCCGGCGTATTGGCCTTCTTCCGCTTGATCCACCGCTCGTCAAAGCGGTCACGGTCCAGGGCCTCACCGGGCTGGCGATTGTCGGCCTCGCGGGTGACGGTGGCCGGTAGGGGCTTGATGTCGTTGGCGGGCACCGCCGCGATCGGGAGGCTTACCACATGCCAGCGCTCGCAGTCGTCCTCCATGCCCTCCTTCTCCAGTTCCAGGTTCTTGCTCAACAGGTAGCCGATCAGATCGGCCTCATGCCAGCGGGTGTGCACCACCACCACGCCGTTGCCGGGCTCTTCACGGGCGCTCAGCACCGAATCCCACCAGTTGTGGACCTGCCGGCGGAAGGCGGCGCTCTCGGCCTCTTCTCTGCCTTTAATCGGGTCATCGATGAACAGCCAGTGACCTGGCTTGCCGGTGCCCTTGCCGATGCCTGCAGTCCAGATCGTTCCGATCCCATCGGCCGTGCCCCATTCCTCCTTCCCTGAGCGGGTGGGGCTCAACGGGCCACCACTGGCGGCGAAGTAATCGCGGGCATTCTCGGAGAACCCAACCGCAAGATCCTGGGTCTGGCAGCAGATACCCCCGGAGCGATCGGGGAACCGCCGCAGGCAGTAGCCGGGCAGGAATCGACTGAAGATCGTGGACTTCCAGTGCCTCGGGGGGAGCTCTACCATCAACCGCGGCAGGTCGCCATCGGCGAAGCGCTGGCCAAGGGCGATCAGCCGTTCTGTGTGAGGCGTAAACGGGAAGCGCGGGAAGGCATCAGCGATGTACTGCCTGAAGGACTTGGTGTAAGGCTCCACTGCCGCCGGGATCGCCGCCTCTGCGGCCCTGGCCTCCTGCACCTCCCGCATCGCGGGGAAGCCGCCCCAGTCGTGGTAGGCGGCGTGGTGGAGGAGGTTTAGGGGCATCAGGGGGTGATGGGCGGAGGACTGGGGAGGGGCTGCGGGATACAGCGGCAGCGCCGTTGAAACGCAGCAGCCCGTTGAAACACAGCAGCCATGACCGAGTACTCTTTGGGCGAGATAATGAGTCCCCTAAGCGGGTGGGAAGTGTTCAATAAAGTCCCGTGCATCTGCCGCTGTTCTCATATGCCCGGATTCCATTAAACTATTGCCCCAGGCAAGAAAGTGATCTCTCGTTGACAAAAAGCCTCCTTTTGTAAGGTCGATAACCATTGAGGCCATGGCGCCCAGCGTGTCACCGCGATCACAGAAAGCATAGGCATTTTGCTTGCACCATTCCAAATACTGCTCTGGTGTTTGTCTTGGCATTGGATCCTCCGAGTGATGGTTGACAATGTGGTTGACAAAGTGGGGTTCATTGGTTGGAAAACCCGATGTGGAGCCACTGCCGGGGCTCAATCGTCAGCGGGGCAGGGTGGAAGCCGCGGGTTTCCACTCTCCCCCCTTCGGTCATCGTGCCCCCTGGATTGGAAGGCACGGCAATGATGCGGGGGGCGGTCATCGGTGGTGGTGGTAAAGGAATTGACGGTGTGGTGTCACTATTGGCATTCAATAGCAACAAACTCAGCGGCCTCTGAGTCGCTTCTGGTTACTGGAAGGCCATGATAGCCACCTCGCAGCTGTGTGTTTTGACCTGCATGCATGCGCATCTCTTTGCAATAAAGCTGAAACGCACGGCTGCCTAGAATGACTTCAGTAGGCTCAAGATCCCTTTGCTCAACCTCGGCAAAAAGCTCGTCAAGACGTTCGCTGACCAGCTTCCCTGATGAAAGCCGCTCGTCCTTCTCGGCTGTCTTCAGCAGCTTGCGGGCGTGATCCATGGCAATAGCCAATGGGTCGCCAGTGGCGGGTTCAATCTCCCACCCGTCAATAGCATCGACAAGCTGCTCCAGGGCAGTGCGAAAAACTGGTTCGGTCATCGGCGGTGGTGGGAAGAGGGTAAAGCATTAGGCATAAGTATAATCAAACTTTCGCCAAAGTCACCCCTGCCGCCTGCCCCTGATACTTCCCGTCCCCATAGGGGCGATCACAGGGCACCCCTTCGTAGAACAGTGCTTGGCAGATGCCCTCGTTGGCGTAGATGCGGCAATCGGCGCCGCTGCTGTTGCTGATCTCCAGGGTTAGGTAACCCTCCCAGCCAGCTTCGCCTGGGGTGAGGTTCACGATGATGCCGCAACGAGCGTAGGTGCTTTTGCCGATGAACTGGGCGGTTACGTTGGATGGGAGCTTCAGGTAGGGGATTACTGCCCCAAGGCTGTAGGTGTGACCGGGGAGAATAAAGTAATCGCCATCCCGCTCATCGTGGTGCAGGTCTGCGTGAGCCAGGCAGCGATCATCAAAGTTCTTGGGGTCCACAATCAGACCAGGGACGTGCCGGAAGATGCGAAATTCTTTCGGTGAAAGGGTGAGATCGTAGCCGTAGGAGCTGGTGCCGTAGCTGATGACCCGGCGCTGGAAATGGCCACAAGGCGCATGACCTGGCAGTGGGTTTTCTACTTGCCGCACTTTGCCCGGCTCAAACGGGGTGATCATGCCCTCGGCGGCGAGCTGGCGGATGCGCCAGTCGGGGATCGGGCCGGCGGGCTGTAGGTGGCGAATCCCCCTGGAACCAGGGATGAATGCCTCGCGCTGATCGTTTGGTGATGTCATGGGCGGCGAAGGCGGCTGCGGCGGCGGTTGATGCGGGCGCGGGCGGCGGCCAGGCGCTTGCGTGGTGTGGCAGGGGCCTCTGGGCTGCAGAGGGCCTTGAAGCGTGCTGGCTCACCCTCGGGCGCAAGGCAGGCGATGCGAGGCGGCGGAGATTGCTGGTGCATGAGACCAAGGCAAAGGGTGGTTGTTCTGTGGCTATCTTGACAGGGATTAGCTCATCCCGCACGCGGGTCATACAGTTCACATTCGGCTGCAAAGCCTGGGTTACTGGCTTTCGCCTCCGGCACCCCGTCCTTGCAGGGACTTGATCCACCACGCCAGCGGCTGCAGTCGATCGACGCACGAGGGGCCAGTCCTTGCACGCTGCCGCGGGATCTCCGGCCACAGCCCAGCGTGCGTGTCGCCGCGGCGAACTGAGCACACCGCTTCATGGGAACAGCCCAACTGCCTGGCCAGGCTGCAGCTGCTCAGCGGGGACAGCAGGATCAGGCGCACCTCATCAGGGTTCAGCGGGCGGCGCTGACGCTTCTTGGGTGGCGACTGGCTGCGTTCGTCCTCCCAGACAGTCCAGCGATAATCACAGCTGTGGCACCGATACCGGCGGCGACGGCGGCCATCTCGATTCAGCCGGGAGTCAGCCGTTCGGAAGCTGTGGCCGTGACACCTGGGGCATTCGGTTGGAGGGTTGGTCATGGATGCACCGATTGCCCGGCCCCCGGCGTGTGGCACCCCACCCCGTCGAGCCAGTCGGCCACCTGGGACGAGCCCCCGTGGCGCTCCCTGAGAATGGCGGCCAGTTCGTGGGCGACGGCGGCGGAGTCGCGGCGGCAGTCGCTGCAGATCGCCTCGACCGGGCATGGGCCACCGGTTGGGCAAGCGCCACGGCACACCGCCAAGGCCAGGCGGTCGGCTGGGGCCGGTCCATCGGTCCATGGCGCGGCTCCCTGAGGGGCTGGCCCGTGAAGCCGCTGATACTGCCAGGATTCTTCTGGGTTTTGGTGGGCTGCTGTGGGCTGAGTAGGGGGCGACGGCCAGGGGAGCCAAACCTGAGGTGCTGGGATCGGCCGCCATGGGCCGCTCTGGCGATCGGCACCTTCCCAGCCGGCGGGGCACTTGCGGACGTAGCGGGGCACGTCTGGGAGGCATTCAGGCATTGGACCCCTCCAGCTCGGCGGCCCAGGCCTGCAGGTCCGCCACGCGAACTACTGCGGTCTTCCCGTCCTGGGAGTCATGCAGGTACTCACCAAAATTCGCAGCGGCGCGGAGGGCGGCGGCGGCGATATGCCGAGGCGCGTCCTGTGTCACCCATGCATTGTGGGCGGCTTCACCTACCGCCTGCGCGGCGGGAGAGAGTGCTCCAAAGCTACCGCTCAATCGGTCCAGCGTTTGTTGGGAAATAGTCATAACCCCATCTCGCACTCATCTTGTTCTTGCTCAGCCATGAGCCGCGTCCACCGCTCCCCTTCGGAGGTTAATCGCCAACCATGCGAATTAAAGTCAATGGCTTTTCCAAGGCGATCAAGTATTGCGAAACGTGCCGCCGCCCTATGATTGTAAGCGGACATTTTACTGTCAGAAACAGGCGCAACCGGCGCTGGCGGGGTGACATCCAGCGCTTTCAAAAGCGCGGTGCGATACTGCCCCATCGACTGAAAGCCGATAGCAAATGAATCGTCTGCGATTAAGTTGCGGATGCTGTTCATACCCATTCCGGTGTGTGGTTGTCAATAATGCCTAAAACTTCGTTCACCTCTACGCCGCCTAAGAGGTTTAGAACCTCGTCGCGCAACTGAGTAAAGGCTTCTTGTGCTTCGACTTCCCTTGGGGTTAACTCAAACTCCCCCGCCTCCGGCGCTGGCGAGGCGGCAGGCACTTCTTTCCAGGCGACTTCTGCAACAGTCGGAACGATGTAGCCACCGTTCTCACGGTAATGCGTGCAACCAGCCAAAAACGCTTCGCGCAATGCCCAGCCATGCCAAGCATGGCCGCCACAAGGGGAAATCGCATCAGCGTGTTGCACCACGCTATCGACATATCTGTAAGCAGCTTCAACCTCAGGGAAACCAGGGCTGCCTAAAGGTCGAGCAGAATGCTCTGGCGCCATCCCGACCATCTGGGCTCCGTCTGCGCTCCCGTCTCCGGGCTCGTAAGCAGGGTGCAGCAGGGCGCTGGTCGTCACGGCGGGCGGCCCCTCCCCCACCGGCTGGGCCAGGGCGGCGCGTGTCGCGGCGATAGCGTCGACAACAGCGCCCCAGTCGGTTTCGGCTGGATTTGTGGGGCAAAGCAGATCCGTCTCGGCTAGGTTGCGCCATCGCTCCAGGGCGGCGCGGATGCTGGGGGTGCTCATGTTGCCTCCGCAGTGGTCGTAGTTTGCTGTTCAACCCGCTTGGCCCAGCCCCACGGGTCCCGGCCGGCATCAATGCCAGCATGAAAAATATCAACCAGCATAGCATAAAGCTCTATCTTCTCTGTAATTGTTAAGTCGATTTCATCTAGCTTACGCTTGGCTAATTGATCTTGATACCACAGCTCAAAGGCCGCAAAGTCTCGCCAGTAATCATCAGCAGCATCACCCTTGCCCCATGGCCTCACGGGCCAGGCGTGCTGCTCTGGCCATGCCTCGTCCCAGCCGCAGCGGCCAGGGCGAAAGGTGGTGCGGGACTCGCCGGACCGCCGGAAGAACCCTCCGCGATTGGAGTTCACCCACCAGAACCGGCCGATCCGGCCGCCGTGGCAGTTGATTTCAATCATGCCGGCCTCCTGAGATCAGCCAGAGCACGGGTCAATTCCATGGATGCGCGGCGGGTGGCGCCTGAAACCTTGCTGCCGTTGTAATAGCCGTTGGCGAATTCGGGCTGAAGCTCTCTGGCTAGATCCAGAAAGCGCTCGGCTTCGGTTATGGCAGCTTGCAATGTTCGGGCGTTCATTGGTCGGCCTCCTGTCCCAGTTGCTCTGCGTGTGGGCAGAGCAACCTGAACCCAAAAAACGAATACTCAGTCATGCTCCAAAGACATGAATTACGGCAAACAATGCACTCACGCATTTCGTCGTTGATGCAACCGGTAACGCGGCTGATTGTTGGACCGCCATTAGCGGCGCAGTCGGCAGGGGCGTGGGTCATCGGTCAGCCTCCCGGCGAAGCTCAGCGGCGCTGCCTTTGTTTCCGACAAGATCAGGCCACGCCGCCACCTCGCGGATTGCGGCGCGGGCTTCACCTCGAAACGCTCTTGGATAGTTGGGGTGCATTGCAGCCGCCACCCTCTCCACCAATCCCCCGGCAGGCGCGGGCGGCGGGGTAGGCGCGTCATTTTTCAAATCCTCGGGCTGCGCTAGCACAGACCGCAGCCACTCAGAAGCGGCCTCGTTTGAGTCGTAAAAATGGCCGTGGGCTTCGACGCCCCCAAGCATTAGGCCGGCGACGTTTGGGCCGACTGCGGCCTCCAGCAGTCGGCCCGGTTCTCCGGCCTGGTGGATCAACCAGCCGCTTAGGCAGTGGGTGGTTTCGCAGGAGTGCCAGTCGGCCATCTCTAGCGCACCTTCCTGGAGGGCGGCAGCTGCGGCGGCCCTGAGGCGTTGAGGAGCGTCGGCGGCGATGGCAATGCCCCTGGCCCCGTTGAGGTTGGCCTTGGTGAGGTTGGCCCTGGTGAGGTCGGCGTCGGTGAGGTCGGCGTCGGTGAGGTTGGCGTCGGGGAGGTTGGCGTCGGTGAAGTTGGCGTCGGTGAGGTTGGCGTCGGGGAGGTCGGCCATGGTGAGGTCGGCGTCGGTGAGGTTGGCCCCGGTGAGGTTGGCCCCGGCGAGGTTGGCCCTGGTGAGGTTGGCCCAGCTGAGGCGGGCCTCGGCGAGGTTGGCCCAGCTGAGGCGGGCCTCGGCGAGGTTGGCCCCGGCGAGGCGGGCCCCGGTGAGGTTGGCCCCGGTGAGGTCGGCCTTGATGAGGTTGGCCCCGGTGAGGTCGGCCCCGGTGAGGTCGGCCCAGCTGAGGTCGGCCCCGGTGAGGTTGGCGCGTTGCCCGGTGGTGGGGTCGGCCAGCCACTGCGCGTGAG